TTTCTTTTCTTGCCTGCGTCAACGGATCATAAGGGCTTTTAGTCAGACTTGTCGCACCTGCGGTAGCTTTGTAATAATCCCCACCTTCATTAGCACTTAATATTGAAACTTTTGTGTCTAGCGCGATGTTTGCAATGTCAGCGTTGGCGGCTGTAAGTGTTGGATATGCTTTTATTGCACCATTTTGGAAGGAAGATAAAGCCGTATCCACATAGACCTTATCGGCTTTGGGTTCCACAAGACTAGTTACTTCTGATTTTAAAAAAGTATCTGCCTGGTTGGCTTTGGTGTCCAAAGCAGCAGCTGTTTCAGTCTTATCTGCCTTAGGAGCTAAAGCCGCAGTAACTTCTTCACGCGTCATGGTGTTGATTTGAGGAACACTTGCAAGCGAATAAAACTCTCGACCAGTTCGAGATTTAATGAGTTTACCCGGCTCACCATTTACCGCATCTTCTAAAGTTTGTGCATCTTTTTGAGCATCAATAAGCTCTTGCTTGGTAATTACTTGATCAGCCATGTTTCTCTCCGGTATAAAAAAACCACCCGAAGGTGGCTATATTTTTAAAATCTAAATAAGGTTTTTGATGTGGTCTTTGTCGTTGCTGTAGTAGAGCGGATTGTAGTTGATCGCAGTGATTTGCGTTTCAAACTGTCCAGATGCTGATTTCTCAGATACCAGATATGCTTCACTGTCTTTTTCAGCGTCAAGCGTGATCGAATAGTTTGTCGCTGCAATCTTTCCGTCCAGTACAGTAATCAATGGCAGTATTGGCAATCGTTCAAGGGTTAGATGATATTCATCAACACCTTGCGACACCTGCATCACCTCAATAGACCCATTGCTTAACTGCAAATGAATTGCATAAACTCTAAGCGGATCAAGCTGTACTGGCTGGGATGTTTCAATCACCTGACCTAGCCATGACACAACATCGCCAGAAGTAAAACCCTCACCAAGCGGAACCAATGTAGGCATGGTGTCATCCGTTACTGCAATCCGGTCATTAATCGTTATCAGGTCAGCTTCACCGTAAGCAGTAAACTGCACTGTTTCACGTTGATACTGGATTTTGTTCCATGCTCGATGCGCCAAGAAATGTGCCTGATACCGGTTAGTGACACCGCTCAACTCAATGCTTTTGGCATTACTGATATTCTCATTCGGCAACTTAAGTATTTTCTCTGTCCATGAGTCAGCAGGATCAACCCATTTCACCTCTACCCCATCGTATTCATTGTCTACGCCAAATTTCTCGGTACGCGTTTCTGAACCGGGTGATTTGTTGCGGTGATTGAACAGAATGGATGAAGACGGACTGGTGCGTTCAAACTGGAAATATACTTTTCCGGAATCACGCCTAGCATTACAAAAAACCATAGAGGCGACCTGTGCCAGCGTTTCTTCATAAGACTGATTTGCATTGTCGAACGTGTAATTGAACTCGGTTGCTTTGGTTATGCCAAAATACGCTTGGATTGCATTTTGTGTAGCGTATAGACTGGCAATATCCAGTGTATCTACTGAGCGCCGACCGATATGCGGATCTTCCGTCATGGCACACACGGTATCAGCAAAGTTGTTGGTGGCTGCACGGCTTGCCGATTTCACTCCACTTGCGTAGCTATGTAGTTTGCGGGTGGCAAGCATATTAAGCTCGCGCTTTTTAACACCTGCAGAGATGTCATTGGTTACGGTTTGCGAACGTACGATCGTAATGTCATCGTGAGTCAGTTTTTCCAGCTTACGCATCGTATAGACCGACCGTGCCTGCACCTCATCCACAACTGTACCTCTTGAGGTATGCACTGTGGTTCGTCTTAAACGAAACCGGATGCGGGATGGACTAAGCAATGATCCAGTTAAGGTCAATCCAACAGGACTGGCAATGCTTTTTATATTCCCGAATAAAGCTTGGGTTTTATAAAAAATCTCGCCAACTGGGTTGCCGAAAATGTCGATTGCCTGATGTTCAAGCTCAAGCTGAACACCAATGACTTCTTTATAGCCTTTTTCACCAATATGATATAAACCATTCGGCGCGTAAAAGTTTGCATAAATCTGGTCGGCCTCAGAATCTGTTTCATACCATCCCAACCAGTTCTCCTGAGTGCCATACAAGCCAATCGTATTGCCTGCCGTACCTCCCCAATTCTGCAACTTCAACCAGTCTGGATTATCTGCATCTGGGGCTGATAATGTGAGTTTGGTTCCATCATTGATGTTGATGGTATAGGTTCCGTCCAGATTAAAACTATCAAGATTGGCAGTAAGATTTGATGATGTAGAGCTGGTTGCGGGTTGTGATAACAGTGAAAAGTTCTGGTTGACTGTTTCTGGATTTAGTAAAGACACGGCATAAACCCATGCAGCAGGCGAACCGGATTTCACAATGCTGGACACATCATATGTACCAGCTAAATCAAGTGTTCCGGCGACTGGATCTGTTACCAACAGGGCATTAATTGCAATCTTTTTAAAATTGTCCGGGCTATAGATATCAGCAATTGTTGCAACTGTTAGAACAAAGTCCAGTGAGATGTCGGTAGTACCTGAAAGTAAAGCATCTGCAACCCCGTATTTCGCACCCTCAATAGCAATCGTTTCACCATTTGTAAAAGCATTCGTTGCCGCATAAACAATGTTTGGATAGCCAAATGTAATATCACTTGATACCACACGTGCCGAGCTCGGATTAAGTAGGGTTTGCCCGGTGATGCTTCGAGATTCTCTCCCCACTAAAGGCGCATCCGTCATAATGTCACCATATCGGTACATTGGGTTTGCTGTTGTTAAATTCTGCCCCGGATCATAAACAGATACCGACTCACCGTTAATTTGCTCAATCGATGTTTCTCCCTCTTTCACTTCTGAAATTTGATAGTGGCCACGGCCAAGGCACATCAAGGTTTCTTCAATTTCGACGTTGTTTTTAAAGTAGCGGAAAGGCGGTGCTATCAGGTCAGGTACTGCTTTTACCGTGCCAAAAATATCAGGAATGCGACCGCCGATGCGTACCCTGTTTTCTCGCTGGCCAAGTTGATTGTTTGAAGATGGACGATCAACACCATCTTGGGGGTCTGGCATGGTGAGTAGCGTATAAGCCGCCATCGCAAGCGACAACACCAAAGACACAATTGCAATGATTGTTGCCGGCTCACCAGCCTGACACACAATGTCAAAATCATGTGTTTTGCTCATTACCTGTAATGATGCTTCATCCACTTTACTGCTTGGCGTTACATCATTTTGAGCGCAGGCTGGAGTGATGTAGATTCGCGCTTGCGGATGCTTCTTTTTAACTTCCTTAAATACCTTTAGAACATCATCTGTTCTGACGCGTAAAATCTCATCTCCACCATCAAGCGGATTTTTCAGAATGCGTAGTCGGCTCATAATATCGAATCCGTTTATAAAATCTGCTTACAGTGCTGATCGGCAAGAAATGCACACCCATTTCCGTTAAATGCAAAATCTTTCCACAATAAAAAAGCCCCACATGGGAACTTTGTTTGACGTTGGTCATCAGGACAATCGTGCCATCTATTGGCTCTGTAATACGCCTGTTCTGAATCACCGTATTACGTGAAGTCCTGAGTGTTTCATGTAGTGCCGAAGTCAGACCAATAAAGCTATCCGAGTAATCCTGATCAAACAGATATTGCGCTGCATCAATCAAGAAATGTACACAGTGATAGTTTTCAGGGTTGTAATGCCGCGTCAGTAACAGATCAATGCTTTTCATCAGAAGAACCCTTTGAGGCTTGGGAATTCATCTACAGTATAGATTCGACCAGTACCAACACTATTTAAACGCTGCGCTACTGCATCAAATGTGGTGGCTTGCTGGTCACGGCTCATCGCTTCAACCCCCAAGCCATCAATGATGTGGGTGGGCGAGTCAAGATTGCTCGACATATACGCCCGATAGATCACTTGTGGCCTTTCTTCGCTATTGGCATCCCGAATTAGCTTGATTAGTTGCGGCACCACCTGACCCAAGTCACCCACCGTAATACTGATGGATTGATCTAGGTTATCGGCTGTACCACCCTTATTGAGCTGCAGAGGAATAAACTCATAAGCATAAGACAAACCATCCTCATGCTTAACCGTGATGCCATCAGCGTGATTGGTCACATAGCGCAATGGATTGGGCCAAAGGCTATGTTTTATCTCGATACACTCAAGCAATACAACAGCAGGACTGGAATCCAGATGAAATTCGGTTAAATCTGTCATACATTCCCCAGGGCATTTGGTAAGTCGGTATTCACCAGTTGCTCCAATAGATTCAGCATCTCAACCGGACTGCCGGATTCCCAGATATCCACGATACTTTGATCAAATACCAAGTCACCATTATTAAGTGGTTTACAGCGCACCTGAAACGACACGGAATAAATCACACCCTGCCGCTCACCAACTGACAGAGATTCAGCAATAAATTGACAGGTATGGTCCTGCATCTCGGAAGAATCGGTAATCAGTCGCCATAAAAACGGCTGTGGATTTAAGGTGTGAATTCGCCAAAACGCCCAGAAATACTGAGCATGAGATTTGGTGGACAGCAATACAGACACATTGACCACATGCACATTGTTCACAAACATTCTTCGTTGACGAGCGAACCCACCTAGAAGTTGCTGTTCAAGCATGTTGTTGCCAGGTGAAAATGAATACCCACTTTGCAACGGGCATAATGCAAAACTATTCATAAATTTTACCCATTAAAAAACCTCCCGTAGGAGGTCTTATAGAAATTACAATTT